GGCTGGGTATCAGCCTAAGACGTTTTAACAATTTCTACCCGGAGATATGGGTCTAGATTTTTTAATCGTTTTTGTTTTGCATATGCAGCAAATTCGTGACTGAATGCTCCGTGACAATGGACTGTCTTGCTGCAGGTAACCATGACATAGTACATTATATCCACTCCTGTTTGTGTCGCAGCCAAACTCGGATTCGACGGGTTAGCTGATGAAATAATTTAGTCATTTATATTTTCCTTTTTCTGATAGCTCTCAACAACGTCAGTCTCGTAATCGTCAAAATCAATAAGGACTCTACCGCCATATTTTTTGGGCAATTCAACTTCTTCAATAGCAGTCTTCCGACCGGGCCTGTTTATGTAAAGGTCAAAGCTTCTACCAAATTTAAATCCCCGAGGCATCTTCAGATCCTATTCAAATTTCATGTTAGCTCTTTTTGTTCGCTCTTTTAAAGCCGCCATTTTATAATCGGCGGGAGTAAACGGGGAAAGCAAAATGCTAAGTAAATCTTGATCAGTCATGTCCTCAATAAAATGTCTCATTATGGGCACCCTATTCCATTAGATGGTGGAAGTTTTAAGCCAGCTTCTTTAAATGCTTTGCTAATTCTTTGCTCAGGATCACAACCATCTTTCCAAATTTCTAAAGACGCAACGTCAATCTTAGCTTCTTTAAGCATTCGTTTTTTAATCAAAAGATTTTTTAATATCGTGTTTCCGACATGTCTCATTATTCTGACTCCTCTTTCAAAGCTGTAAGTGCAATTACAAGGGCGTCTATTTCTTCTTTCGCTCGTTTAATCATTTCCTCATCACGCTTGGTAAGGCGGCCACTTCGATTTGCTAAAGAGTCACTTCGCATCAATTGGAGAAATAAATGTCTTTGCAATACTTCTTTGCCGTTGCGAGGCTCAGGGAAAACACTGTTAAACTCGTTTTCTTCGAATAAGTTAAAACTAAAATCTATTGCCATTTTCTTTTCCTTTCTAAAGGGGGAGCCAAAGCTCCCCCCAGTTTAATTATTTAGATCCTGCAGCAAGGGGAAGGATCAACCAATCGTCTTCTGACTTCGGATCGAACTTTGGGTTTTCAACTTCAAACACTGCATGAACCAGTTTGCGAATGTGCTTGGAAAATTCACCGGGGATCCACTCAGGGTTCTGATTGTCGATGGTGGTCATGTCACGAGTGTCAAGAACTACAACGTGCTTGGTGACTTGAACGATGTAAACCTTCCCAACCTCAAGCGTTGGCAAAAATTTGCGGAGCTGAGTGCGCTTCTTGAGTTTTGTCCACTTGCCATTTACGCCGAGCTTTTTGCAAGCCTTCTGGATGTCAGAGTTGCTAACACCTTTGCAGTGACGCTTGCCACGAATTGCTCTGATTGTGCGATAGGCTGGCTCGTACTCAACACCGCAAACAGTAGCAACAGAATATGGGCCGCACCATGTGACACGATATTTACCAGTGTCGCAGTATATGATCTGACGCTCTTTGGGAGTAAACTTTTCCATCTTATTTATTTCCTTTCTAAAAGGGGAGCCGAAACTCCCAATACAAGTATTATCGTCTTTTCTGGTTCAGAAAGCAACCTTTTTATTAAACTAAAGTGATTTTCTTTTTGATGTATATCAATGGCTTAGGTTAGCTTACGTAATTTATCTATATAAATTTTCCTGAAGCCGCCCTTCAAAGTGCCTTTTATTAAGTACCAGTCGCCAAGCCTCCCGTCCTCAACGACTGGTTTTCCCATGCGGGAATATTTAAATCGGTCAATGGTGCAGATGATTGGCCCGGTGTCATCCTCAAGTGTGAGGTTTAGCCATAGGTTGTTGCTTGCAACTCGACGGCCATTACGCTTGGCTAAGTTGACAACCTCGTTCATGTCTCGCAGATTTTTCTCTTTGAGCTTTCCGAAAAATACAAAAGTGCCCGGCTTGTCAGCATCTAGATCGATGATGTCAGAGATGGGGCTGACGATCTTGTGCGCACCGGGGTCAGCTTTTATATGGCCAAACCTGCGCTCACACTCAAAGATGTCATCGTAAGGTGTCTCTCCAGTTGATAACAACTTTTCTTGCCTTGGGGTTAGGGGCTGGCCTAGATCTCTACGCTCAACAATGTCCTTTGCCATTTTTGGCCCAGTGCCTTTTATTCCGATTAACCCACCAATCAACTCTCCTTCTTGGACTGACCAATTCTCAGTTGACTTAAATTTGTCGAAGGATTTATATGACAGCCCTTCTCGGACAACTTCTCTGAGAAGCCTAACCGCCTGCTCATCATCTTTAACATTACGCAAGCAAGCCGCAGCAAACTCCAAAGGAAAACGAGACTTAAGAACACAGCACCAGTAAGACACAAGGCCATAAGCAACAGCGTGCGATCTATTAAACGCCCAACTGCCCATCGTGTTGATGTGGTCCCAGATGTAACGTGCTTTGTCTTCATCAATCCCATTCTTTTTTGCCCCGGCTTTAAATTTTTCAAAATATTTGTCGAAAAATTCTGTGCCAAGAGACTTGCTCATAGCCTTGCGCAAAGATGAAACGTCTTCCCAAGACAGCCCTCCGACATCACGACCAATCATCATGACCTGTTCTTGATAAACAACAACACCATTGGTAACTTTTGTTATAACCTCTGTTAGAGGATGAAGATACTCAACAGGTGCTGCCCCGGTGTGTCGTTTAATGTATTCTGTTGTGCCGCCAGAGTTAAGTGGGCCGGGACGAGCAAGAGCAGTTATAGCTGCAACGTCTTCAAACTCATGCACCTTCATTTGCCTTGTCACCGACTGCAAAGCATAACCCTCAAACTGGAATATCCCTGCGTATCGCTCTTCATTCAAAACTGCGAAAGCCGCCTTATCATCAAGAGGATGGCTAACCAGTTTCTCGCGCTCCCAGCCAACTTGATCAAGGACATCTTGAAGAACAGAAAGTGTGCGCAAGCCCAAGGCATCAATCTTAAGAAGGTTCAAGTCCTCTGCATCTTTTTTGTCTATTTGGGCTGTGCCATTTTGATCACTGACTGAACAATATTTACTTACTGGCTCATCTGTTACCAACACGCCAGCAGCATGAACGCCACTGTGCCTTGCGTGGTTCTCCATTTTTGCAGCAACTTTTATCTGCGGATACTTTTCAAGAACCTTCCGGCCAACATCTAGCTCTTGAAAAGTATCAAGGATGCAAAATGCAGCACGAGAGTCACCTGAGCTACGTTCAATTATAGCACCCTTCAGATCATTAACCTCCCAAGCAGGGATGCCCAAGCCCTTGGCAACTTCAGCGATTGTGCTCTTGGCTTTATAGCGAGAGACTGTGCCGAGGTGAGCCACCTTTTCTGCACCGTATTTGTTGCGCAGATATTCAAAGACCATTTCCCTTCGGTCATCTTGAAAATCAATATCAATGTCCGGAAGGTCTGCGCGAGTAACATCAATGAACCTCTCAAAAAGCAAGTCATGCTTTATTGGGTCCACGTCTGTTATACCCGTCAGGTAGCAGACCAATGAGCCAGCAGAAGAACCACGAGCAGGACCAACGAACATGTGCTTTTTTGCATAATCAATCATGTCAGCAATAACAAAGAAATAGTCTTCAAAGCTCTTGCTCGCAATCATGTCAAGTTCGCGCTTGAGCCTATCCGAATAGTCTTTATTTTTTAGATCTATGCCGAGCTTGATTGCGCCATCTTCGCATAGATGGCCAAGAGTTTTCTCGCTTTTAAAAGAAACCATCTTCGCTGTTGGCAACTCAACATTGCACAGCTCAGCTATTTTGTGCGTGTTGTCTAGTGCAGATTGTGGCCCCCAAGGCACTGCATCTTTCCACTCCCAGTCGTTGAGTATGTGCATGGGCGCAGTCCTGTCGATCCTATTCATCCCAACAAGAACTTCGTAAGCTTTTTTGTCGGCCACATTTGGGTAATAGTTGTCGCTTGTTGCTACGAGCTTAAAGCCTTTGGCCTTTGCAAATTCAATTGCCTTGCGGCTACTCATCGGATTCAGCTCGATGTAAAGATCGTTTTTTCTGGCCAAAGGAAGCATTCCCCACATTGGGTGGGTTCCGGAGATAATTATAACATTTTCTGTAATGTCAAAAAGATCGGTGTAGCTTAGCCTTGGGAAATAATAAAAATTGTCCTTGTTTGTGCTCAGCGTCAAAAGGTTATAAATCTCTGAAAGGCCATCATTATTTTTTGCAAGGAAGCACATTAAATTGGCAGGTTGCTTTGAGCGGTCTGTTGCATCTTCGACAACAGAGATTTCAACACCAAGTATTGGCTTCTTGCCAGCCGCCTTACATGCTTTGCTGAAGGCAACGTGCCCCCAAGTTCCGGAGTCCGCTATCCCAACTGAGTCTCCAGAGCAAGTCTCTATGACAGAGGCTATTGGGCCAAAGGCTTTGCGGAAACAGTACTCGGTCCTGTTCCTAAGATTTATCATTTAATGATAGCCATCACACATGGCCTTCTTTTCTGTACCACTTAAAGATCGCAATCATGGCCTCGATGTCTGCAGTTGACCTGTGAGCACCATCAATTTTATTGCCTGTGATTTCTTCATAGATGTCGCCGAGCTTTCTCTTTTTGCCCCAGACACTTTCACCAATCTCAACTGTGCAGAGGTGCTCATAGGGCCAAGGAAATTTTGTCAGCTTGTCTAGGCGCTCAAGCTCAAACTTCAAAATCTTCCGGTCAAATGGGAGGTTGTGTGCAACCAAAGTTTTCTCACCAAGGAAGAACTCGCACACCTCGTTGTAGTAAGCAACAAATGGCTTCTCATCTTTTAGGTCGTTGTCGGTTAGGCCTGTGATCTTGGTTATGATTGGAGGGAGTGGGTGTCCGGGGTTGCAAAGAAACTCCATCCGTGCAGTCTCTTCAAGATCATCATCCAACTTAATCGCCCCGAACTCAATGATGCTTGGCTGCATGTCAAGGTCAGAACCCTCTGCCTTTGGCAAGCCCGTTGTCTCAAGATCGAACAGAATCATTGTTTATCCTTACTATGAACTTAACATCAACACCGAGTATCTTCTTTGTGTCGAAAATGACATAGTTGTATGTTCGCTTGCCAGCAATAACAGGGTTGGTGTGTGATTCGGTCATCACCTCTTGAGCAACATCTATGCTTCTCTCCTCAAAGAACTTTCGCCACTCTAAAAGCTCTTCAGCAGTGCAGTGCATTCCTAGGTGACTAACAGAGTTGACCTCCCTTGGCCAATCATTCTCTGCTTCTCTGTCACCCATCCAGTTCTTTCCAGTGGTGTAGTGCAGAACCTCGAATTCTTTGCCATCAACTAAATCATAGTTGAATGATAGATCTGCCTCATTGCGACCGGGGGATCCGAACACTTCACCCTCTGCCACAACATGATCTTCTGCCCACTCTCCTGCACCCATCTCCTCTAGCAGCTTCTTAGCTTGCTCTGGGGATTTGGGGCAGATTGCAATTTGTTCAATTTTGAATTTCATGATTAAGCTCCATAAGGCAGGACGCAGCCTGTCAAAAATTTATGGTGTTGTTTGTCCTGCAGAAGGTGTGCTAGGAATTCAGCCAACAGCTCTGGCGGAGTCTCCTCCCCAGTCAGCAACCCATTGAGCTGATACTCTTGAGCATACTCTTTTGTCCAGCCGCGTGTCTCAACAACCTGACGGTCAATCGAGTCACTCATGCCTGTGCCACCCATTTTGTTTGGTGCCACACCAAAGACTGTTATGCCATGTTTCTTCGTCAGCTCTCTTGCGAGCTGCAGAGTCATGATGTGCGCTGCGCCTTTGGATGCATTGTAGGCCAAAGAGCATGTCATCGGCATGTGCGCCGCATTGCTCACGATGTTGACAATTGTGCCTTTGCTTTCTATTAGCATCGGCAGACAGGCTCTGGACATCATATAAATGCCCTTGGCATTTGTGTCCATGACCTTGTCCCAATCCTCTTCAACGAAGTTTTCTAGCCAGTTAATTATGTTTATGCCAGCACAATTTATTAGGATATCAAGCTCACCAATGTCCTCAATGGACGGCTCCCGGACATCATTGCCATCGGCAGATTCATAGCCGATGACGCAATGGCCATCCTCTACTAGCTTATCCTTTAGAGCCTTGCCTAAACCCTTGCCGCTTCCTGTTACCAAAATATTACTCATCACCCTTTATTACCTCCATTAAAGATTCCACCATCGCAGCATAAACAGCAGCATCATGGATGCTGTCTTTGTGCGTCATTCCAGTATTCGCAAACCTAGTAAGCTTGACGATCATAAGCTCAAATAGGTGCCATGTATTAAACTGCTCTTTTGTTGACAGGTTGACACCATCAGGGAAAAGGGCAACCATCACTGCGCCAACAGACTTATAATTGTCGCCATATACCTTGTTCCTTTCCCGAAACGTCTCAGCCATCGAAATCAATATTTCATCAGCCGTCGCCATCTAATTTCCCCTC